CAGCCCAGATGTCAACTTTTATTGTTGTAATGCTTTCTATTGCTTTTATTATCTGGTCTCTACGTTTTTTGAGATGTCTACCAAACAGGATCGCTTTTGACCGATCTATTCTAACGCCTTTAAATTTCATGTCAACTAAACATAAAAATAATTTTGTTTCTAATTCAAATATTTGTCTACAAGTTTTTTGTTCTCCGTCATCTTTAATGTATAATACTTCGTCAATTTTTTTATCAAATAGTTTCCATAACTTGTAAGTTAGATTCACATCTTGCTTTGCATATTCTTTTACAATAGATGCAGGAAGTTTATGCATGTTAGTCATTGGGTCCTTAACCGTGCCACCAGACCATTCTAATGTTTTTTGTTGTAGATCATATTTGTATTTTTCTTCGTTAAGATAATCTTTTGATAATGCATCGAGTGAATATTTAAACCTGTTCTCATCAACAACAGACGCAGCTATCATTGTATCGACAATCCTACCTTTGATCATCATGCCTGTCACCGCTCTTATCCAACAGACATCATACATCGCATTGTGAAATACTTTTGTAATATTTTCGTTTTGAAATATCTTATCGTTTAAGACCTGCCATATTTTATTTATTCTTTCAAAAGATATGTCGGTATCAGAATGACGTATGGGAAAATATGCAAGATCATTTTCTGTTGCAACAGCTATACCACAGATAAAACCATCTTTTCGTATCGCACCAGATCCTTTTGTTTTAAGATTAGGATCGTACGTCTCGATATCTATCGCAACCGTATCAACACCCTCAAGATTTAAATCCTCTGGTGTCTTACACATTATAATCCCTCTCTAATATCATTTCTAAATAATGTATTGCTTTCTTAATATCTTCTTCCTTTCCCTTTGCAGAGTGCCTGCATATATATTTTATAGCATTACCCTCAGCAAAAAGCAATTTATTCTCGTTTATAAACTCTGCGGGCTGTATTTTAAATTTTTTATAATGAGATCCTCCGTGTTGTTTATCTAATGATTTATATCCTATCCCTTTAAACATATCTTTATGTGTCATGCTACCCTCTTAACGTATCTCATTTCACTACCTGCGTGATTCCATGCAGTTTCTATTTTTTCTTTTCCTTTTTTAGATAAAGAATAACCTCCGTTATAACTTCCATAAATATGCCCTATGTAAGAGTTATATTCGTCACAAACATCTATATTTGATGTTTTATATTTAAAAGATTCATTACTATAAGCAAAAAAATCATCACAATCATATATGTGATTATTAACAATTTTTCTTTTTTCTTCATTAGGGTCAAATAAATAATGATCGTGATGTTCTCCACGATATTCGGAACTTCTCCAACATTTTCCTCCTACAAAAGAGTAACCACCTCCTCCATCTTCTCCTAAACTTAAAACTGATCCAAAAATTAAAACAGAATCATAATTACCATACCAACCACTGTTGTGTATTTTTTTCTCTATTGACTTTGCATAATCTGTTTCAAAGTCTTCTCTAGTTTGATAAGGTTTTACTTCAACTAATATTTTTCTACCTTTATCACCATAGATGGCAAAATCTGGCAACCACCCTTTTACATCTTCTAAAACTGGTTCATACTCTATGTTCCAGCCTAGTTGTTTAAAAAATATATATCGTTTACATTCATTTTTACTTCTAAAATGGGCACCACGATATACAACTTCATGTGCTTTTATATCATACATTTTTTCTCCTTTATGTTGTTAAATGTAAATAAATCCACAAACATGTGAACATTGTTACTGTTAATAAATCCATCTTTGCCATCATCTCACTCCTAACGTATACTTACCTTGTGATGCTATTGTCCAACAGTCAAATTTTCCTCTGCTGTATGCTACATATTTCAATCTAAGTTGTGTAAAATAATCTTCTAATCTTGTCGTTGTAAGATCAACGATCACATTATCAAATGTCAGACCTTTTACCGTGTGTATGTTTGCATATTTTACTCTCACTTCTCCGTCATCATAACCCTTGTTTAGAATCTTTCTAATGTAGATTAATCTATCAGGATCTGTCTTCTTTCTTATCAGTGCAAAGTCTCTTTCCTTTCCTGCGCTTTCTTTTAAATACTTGTGATATTTCATGTAGTCCATGGTATAATCTCTATCAACCCACTCATCAAAAGTCTCCTCACCCCTGCCGTGAATTATTACCTTGCTACCCATATATTGCCAAAAATCTTTTATCTGTTTTAATGGCATAGGTGTTCCTTTGCAGAAGTCCGGCCATAGTTTATGACATCTTAATTCTTTCTTTGGTACGTGGGCCGTGTTCCCTACATGCGCAAACTCTATACCCTGTTGTTTAAAAAATTTTTTGACCCATGAATCTGACGGCGTGCCGCGATAAGTAAATAAAAAAGTCTCGTTCGTATATTTTATTTTCTCTAACAAAGCAGTCATAGCACTACATCTTTTATCTAGACTAGGTAGATGATAATGATTGCCCACTACATCTGTTGGCTTCCATGCTCTCTCATATCCGTAGTAATCCCAAATAGGTTTGATAATTCTTTTACAAAGAGTGTTTATAGTCTTGCCACATCTATGTCCCTGTTCTAATTGTTCTGCATCTCTTGACAGTCTATGATAATAATCTGCATCTGATCCTGCAAACTCAAATATAGTCTGGTCAGCGTCACCAACAAAATAATATTCTTTTGCTTTTGTTGCCATCTTGTCAAGAGCCTCTCTCTGTGGCACGTTACTATCCTGTGCCTCGTCAACTATTAATGCATCTATATCTGGCTCCACAGCTTTGTCTATAAAATCCTGTATCATATCTGCGTAATCACAGACATGATTATCTTTTTTATATTTCACATAATGCTCTATCATCTCCTCTATTGAGTTTAGACTATATGGTTTATAAACTTCTTTATCACACGTCTTCCAATGTTCTTTTAATGTTTTGCCTCTACCATGTGCATCAGCCAGGTATCTATAAAATTTATGTTTATCTGCATTAAACTCTGACTCTGTCACTCTCTGTAATTTAAAAAGTGAATCTATCGTTGTTAGATTCATGTGATCCTCATAACTAAAAACCTCTTTACGTCCAACCAATCTGCTCTTGCAATAAGAATGTATCGTGCAGATGTTATACTTCATAGATTTTTTTGTAACACCTTGCATCTCTGGTAGTTTAAGTATCTCATCTCTTATCTCATCGGCTGCAACATTTGTATGTGATAGTATTATTATCCTGTTGTATGGATATTTTTTTAACAACTCTGTGTATTTTTGTGTGATAAACATAGAGGTCTTACCCGTGCCCGGTGGTCCTGATATAAACTTAGGCTGTTTCATCTGTCACCTCCTGATATTCACCCTCTACTATAAGATCTTCTTTGTCTATTTTTTGTCCTGTCATACGCCAAGACACGCAAGATTTTTCACCATACTTGCCGTGATTCTTTTTTGCTTTTAATATGTTCTGACATTTTATTACCAGGTCAACCCGTGGTAAATTTATTTTTTGTTTCTGTAAATAATCTTCAAACTTATCAAGATTAAATTCTAAAATATTTTTATTCATGTTGTAATAAGGTAAACCAAAGTATGCTAATTCTTTTTTATTGGTGTATGCTTTTTGTAACGAAATATAATTTTTAAAATGTTTTATAAATCGTAAATCTTCTTCTGCCTCTTCCACATAATTATTAGACTTTTCTCTTGCCTCATACTTTCTACGCATAATTTCTTCAAAGTCTGCAGGTTTCATCTCAGGTATCCATACAGACGCTTTACTAATTACAGCATCATAAAATAATTTTTTATTACGAAGGGTAGGGCCATCTACTGTAATTGTTTTTTCAACGGCCTCACCCTGCACCACAGCATTTATTTTTACAAAATATCTATCACTTCCATATTCTATTATCTGCCCGATAGATTGTTTTGCTTCTTCACTTGTAGCTTCCTGCACACCTATCCAACTAAATATTGTTGCAATCGTTTTTGTAGAGCACCCAATAATCTCTGCTAGTTTTGGCATACCGAATTTTCTATTTGCTTTCTTATGTGTTGTACCTTTTCTTTTTCTTTTTTCTGCCTCTTCATCCTTTGCAGCAACTGCAATCTTGTAAACAAAATCATCTATGTCATCTACATTCCATTCTGTGTGTTTTAACAATACACCTGCCATAGCAGTGCAATAATCATCCCTCTGTCCTGATCCTGCATACGTTATACAGAGTGCCGCTGACAAAGCTATCTTACCAAGATCAACTTTTAGATTACCTGGATACTCATCTATACCATCATACTTGACCCACTTAACAACCTCGTTTGTCGTGTGATACTTTGTTTCTGGAACTAATGTATATTTATTTGCGCCATGCCTTATCTCACAAAGTGTTGCGCCATGACCGTAGTCTTTGTAATAATTTTCTAATTCTTTTGGTAATGCAAACTTCTTGTAGTCTGAAGTGCCAGACCAAAGATAGTGACTTGATGGATTATTTCTTCTACCAAATATTGCACCACATGATTTTATGTGGTCACTTGTAAATCTTTTAACAACAGGATTGTCAATATCAAAGTCTATGTATTGATCTAATCTAAGTCCTATCTGTTTTGTTGCGTGTTCTATTCTCCATTCTTCTTTCGTAATCTTAAAATCAGGATCGGACCACTTTTCGACCACAGCCTGCTTTGTATCGCAGGGTATGATCACCCGTCCCAGATCTATCCAATCTTCATACGTAACCGGAGCTTTAATTATTCTCTCATTCATAAATTAAAAGTGGGCGTTTCCACTCTCGCATCGACGCCCACTACCTAGGATCTTATAAATTTAAAGATTTTTTGGTTTGTTCCTGTGCTTCAGGTTTAGCCTCTATCTCACCCTTACCTACAGACTCTGCAAAAGATTTTGCCATATCATAGATACCTTTATCTGTGACTGGTCCAACTTTAGACACATCCCAACCAAACCATGTTCCTTTGTCATTAGACATCTGAACGGTTGATAGTTTATAAATGTGGCTATATGTAGGCGGTGTAAATAATCCGTTTTTACCCTGCATTTTTAAACCCATCATCATTGAGTTCCATTTTCTACTAACCTTTAATTGAGTAGACTTCATAGATATCAATGCTGTCTCTGGGTTATCACCAACTACAAGTACAAAATGACTAGCGGTATTATCAAGATAATTACCATTCGGTAATCTATCCTTATAATCTTTTCCTCTAGTTGTTTGACTGATGATATCACTATCTGCATCGTGTATCGCGACAGGAGCACCTGTTGATGTGCCTCTATCTTGCCATTCGATGTACTGTCTTTTGTAATGACATGGTACAACATTTATAGTGTCGTACAATGAATTGGTGACAGTGTTTATGATTTTGCCTGGCTCTGCGCCCTCGACATATTTACCATCTCTTTTGTTCACCTCTGGAGATAGCTGTCCCAAAATTTTTAAGAATGGTAACGCAAGATCTTCTTGCGATATATTCTGGGCTCCTTGTTGTGCATCAGCTTCCATATCAAATGTAGCTAGTGCACCATTCTTTTTTTCTGTT